GTGATGAATCTGCTGTAGCTAAATTACTAGTTGAAAAAGGCTATAACCCATACGCTAACCAAAAGCTAGCAAGCATTACTGAATTAACAAAACGCTTAGGCGGTAAAGACAAATTTAATGAACTATGTGGCGGTTATGTAGTTTTACAAGAAGGTACTATTGCACTAGTTCCAAACACGGATTCACGTGAAGAAATCAATATTAAAGAAGGAGACAATTAGTTATGTTAAACATCATTGAGGGCATCGAACAACGCCCATTAAAAACAGTTATTTATGGACCTGAGGGAATAGGCAAATCAACATTCGCAAGTGGTTATCCTAACCCATTATTTATTGACACTGAAGGTGGTACATCAAGCCTTAATGTCAGAAGAATTAAATGTTCCAAGTCTTGGGACGAGTTACTAGTAATAGTAAAAGAAGTTTATAAGAACCCTAGCATTTGTAAGACTTTAGTTATTGACTCTGCTGACTGGGCTGAACAACTAGCGATTAAACATGTATGTGATAAATATCGTAAATCAAGCATTGAAGAGATCCCATACGGTAAAGGTTATACATATGTTCAAGAAGAGTTTTCTAGATTATTAAGTTCTTTAGATGAGCTTATGAATGTAGGTATTAACATCGTATTCACTGCTCATGCAAAACCTAGAAAGTTCGAACTTCCAGAGGAAATGGGACAATTTGATAAATACGAAATGAAACTATCACGCCAAGTTGCTCCAGTTTTAAAAGAATGGACTGATATGTTGCTATTCGCTAATTACAAGATTTATGTAGTTACAACTGATACAGGAAGCAAAAAAGCACAAGGTGGTAAGCGAGTAATGTTTACTACTCATAACCCAACATTTGACGCTAAAAACCGCTTTGGTTTGGCAGAAGAATTAGATATGTCCTTTTCATCAATTGCTCATTTATTTTCAAACACAACGCCTGAAAAGGGCAACACAATCGAACCTGTAGCGATGGAACGTCCTACAGTTACTAAATTAAAGAATATGATCACTGAAGCAGGTGTTACTGAAGAAGAAGTTAAAAAGGTAGTTGCATCACGTGGTCATTATAAAGAAGACGAATCAATCGAGAATTATACCGATGATTTCATTACTCGTTGGATGATTCCTAATTGGAAGAAAGTCGTAGAAATGATTATGCAAAATAAGGAGGCTAAATAATTATGAACGATAAAGATATGTTAATGGATTGGAACGACTCCATCGAAACTGATGGTCAGGAGTTCGTATTACTAGAAGAAGGCGATTACAACTTTGTTGTAACAGGTTTTGAAAGAGGTAGATTCCCTGGTGGACAAAAAGTACCTCCATGTAATAAAGCAAGTATTACTGTACAAGTTGGTACTGCTGAAGGCATCGCTGTAATTAAGTTTGACCTTTTATTATATCGCTCACTTGAATGGCGTATTTCATCATTCTTTAGATGTATCGGACAAAAGAAGCATGGCGAAAAATTAGTAATGGACTGGAATAAAGTAGTTGGTTCAGTAGGTCGTGCTCATTTCAAACAAAGAACTTATACAAACCAATATGGTGAGGAAAAGACAGTAAATGATTTAGATCGTTTCATCGACTACAATCCTGAATTCTTTGAAGTCTCAGATGAGGATCTTCCATTTTAGGAGGTAGGACATGCAACTTAGACCATATCAAGAAAGAGCTATTGAAGCTATTAACAATGAATGGAATGAGGGGCATAAAAACACACTATTAGTTTTACCTACAGGAACTGGTAAGACAGTGGTCTTTTCAAAGGTTGTTGAAGGAAGAGTAAAAGATGGAAGTCGTGCATTAATCTTAGCTCATAGAGGCGAGTTGCTAGAGCAAGCGTCGAGCAAATTAAAAATGGCTAGTGGATTAGATTCCGCTTTGGAAAAGGCGGAGTCTACTTCCATTGGTAGCCTACTTCCAGTGACAGTGGCTTCAGTACAAACATTGTCTCAAGAGAGAAGATTAATGCAATTTCCACCTGATTACTACAAGACTATTGTTGTGGATGAGGCTCATCATTGCATGTCAGATACATATCAAAGAATTTTAAAGTACTTTGAATCAGCTAATGTTCTAGGAGTAACTGCTACACCAGATCGTGCAGACCAACGTAATCTAGGACAATTCTTCCATTCAAAGGCTTATGAATATTCAATTAATCAAGCAGTTAGAGATGGTTTCTTATGTCCAGTAAAAGCACAAATGATACCACTCGAATTAAATATTACTAATGTTGGTATTTCAAATGGTGATTATGCAGTAGGAGAGGTTGGTTCAGCATTAGAACCTTACTTGAATCAAATCGCACTTGAAATGCTTAATTATTGTAAAGGTAGAAAGACAGTAGTCTTCTTACCACTTGTTAAAACAAGTCAAAAGTTCTGTGAGCTATTAAATGTTCATGGATTAAGAGCAGTAGAAGTTAACGGCAACTCAAAAGATAGAGAAGAAATCTTAAAGGATTTTGAAGATGGCGAGTATGACGTTTTATGTAATTCTATGCTTTTAACCGAAGGATGGGACTGCCCCTCAGTCGATTGCGTGGTAGTTTTAAGACCTACTAAGGTTCGTTCCTTATATCAACAAATGGTCGGTCGTGGTATGCGACTTGCACCTAATAAAACTGAATTATTACTTTTAGATTTTCTTTGGATGACTGAAAAGCATAACCTTTGTAGACCTTCAGCGTTAATTTCAAAGAATGAAGATATCGCTAAAAGAATAGATAAAAAGGTTCTTAATAGTGAATATGGTATCGACTTACTTGAAGCAGAAGATGAAGCAGAATCAGATGCAATTAAAGAACGTGAAGATGCTCTTGCTCGTGAATTAGAAGCGATGCGTAAGAAGAAACGTACACTTGTTGATCCAATTCAATATGCTTTCTCAATATCAGCTGAAGATCTAGCAAACTACGAACCAACGTTTGCTTGGGAGATGGCTCCTGCTACACCTAAACAACTAGAGTATTTAGAAAAGCATGGAATCTTCCCTGAATCAGTTACTAATTGTGGTATGGCAAGCCTACTTATTGAAAAGTTAAAAGATAGACAAATCGAGGGACTTGCTACACCTAAACAAATTAGATTACTAGAACGTTATGGCTTTATGCATGTTGGTTTATGGTTATTTGAATCAGCAAGTAAAATGATTACTCGTATCGCTAATAACAACTGGTTCTTACCAAGAGGAATAGACGCTAAAACATACCAACCATAAGGAGGAAATCTAAATGGATAACATTTTAGAAGCATTAAGTTATATAAATGTTGCATCACTTTCTTATCAAGAATGGATCAATGTAGGAATGGCTCTTAAATCCGAAGGATTTAGTTGTGATGTATGGGATACTTGGAGTCAAAACGATTCTAGGTATAAAGTTGGCGAATGTGAAAGGAAATGGAGGAGCTTTACAGGTTCCTCTAATCCTATTAAAGGTGGCACGATAATTCAAATGGCTAAAGATAATGGTTGGACTCCTTCATATGAACATTTAAGTGGTGCTATGGAGTGGGATGATGTTATCGAGTATGACGGTGATGGTACTACATTTGAAGTTGAAACGCCACAAAAACCAGTAGAACAATTAATCACTTATTTAGAAACGCTATTCAAACCAGATGAGTATGTTGGATATGTCACTAACGATGTATGGCAAGATACTGATGGTAAGTATATGCCTTCTAAAGGAGTTTATGATAGAACAGCTAAAGAGTTAATCGATGCATTAAAAAAACACCCAGATGATATAGGTGCTGTAGTAGGTGATTCAAAGCCTGAATGTGGTGCTTGGATTCGCTTTAATCCAGTAGATGGTAAAGGTGTAAAAAATGAAAACATTACTAGATTCACTTATGCATTAGTAGAGTCAGATGATATGTCAATCGCTGAACAAAACGCCATTTATAGGAAGTTTGAATTACCGATTGCATGTTTAGTTTATAGCGGTGGTAAAAGCATACACGCCATAGTTAAAGTAGATGCTACCGATTATGAAGAATATCGTAAGCGAGTAGATTTCTTATATGACTTTTTAGAGCGTAATGGACTAAAGATAGATAAAGCAAATCGTAATCCTTCAAGGCTATCACGTATGCCAGGGATTATGCGTAATGGTAAGGAACAAACATTACTTGCTACTAATATAGGTCGTAAGTCGTGGATTGATTGGTTAGATTTTGCAGAGGGCATAAATGATGAATTACCTCAATTAGTGTGTTTATCCGACCAATTATCCTCTCCGCCAGTGTTACCTGAGGAGTTAATTGCTGGTGTACTTAGATGCGGACACAAGATGTTAATATCAGGTTCTTCAAAAGCAGGTAAGAGTTTCTTGCTTATGGAGTTATGTATTGCTTTAGCAGAAGGTACGGAATGGCTAGGTTTCAAGTGTAAGAAATCAAAAGTATTATATGTAAATTTAGAAATTGATCCTGCAAGTTGTACGCATCGTTTCAAAGCAATATATGATGCCTTAAAGATTCCAGCTAATCATAGTGAAGATATCCTAGTTTGGAACTTAAGAGGACATGCTGTTCCTTTAGATAAACTAGTACCTAAGCTAATAAGAAGAGTTAAGAATCAAGGCTTTAATGCAGTTATAATAGACCCTATTTATAAAGTAATTACAGGTGATGAAAACAATGCTAGTGAGATGGGTGCTTTCTGTAATCAATTCGACAAAATTTGCACTGAAACTGGATGTTCAACTATCTATTGTCATCATCATTCTAAAGGTGCTCAAGGCTTCAAAAAGGCTATGGATAGAGCATCAGGTTCAGGTGTGTTCGCTCGTGATCCAGATGCACAACTAGATATGATTCAGCTTGAAACATCAGAAGAATTTATAAATGAAAATGCCGATGATTTAGGGGCTACTGCTTGGAGGTTAGAATGTTCATTACGTGAGTTTCCTAACTTCAAACCAGTTAACTTTTGGTTCGAGTATCCTATTCATAAAATCGATAAGACAGGTACTCTTACTAAAATTTATGCTGAAGGAGATACAAAAGCTAACCTAGAAAAAAGTGGTAAAAGAGGTCAAACACCTGAATCAAGAAGAAGTGAATTTGATAGGGCATTTGATATTTGTAGGGGCGATGATGGAACTGCTAGTGTTGAAGATTTATGTGAATATTTAGACATTAAAGACAGGACATTTAGGTCTCGAATTAAAGAGTTCTCGGATGAATATTCCTATTCAAAAGGCAAGGTTTACAGGACTGGCAAATAGGGAAAATTGCCAAAATTACGGAAGTGGCAAAAAGGAAGAAAATTCCCTAATTGCCAATGCCAAAAAAAGTGGCAAATAGGGCTTATATATAGTAATTGCCATTACCAATTGCCACCACGCTAACGCATGTTTCATAGGATAGGGCTGGAAGTTGAGCCCTATCCCCTAAAACAATGCATAGCGTTAGCACTCGCCTTTCTGCCAAGAAACTAAAACTAAAAATACAAAGTTCGACAAAAGTAAGGAGGTAACAAATGAGAATATTTTTGTTAATTGATCCGCCAACTGTTACCGCCCAAGAAAATCAGGTAGCAGTGGTTAGGAATAAACCAGTCTTCTATAAACCTGAAAAGTTAAAAGAAGCAAAGAATCAAATTATTAAATACTTGATGCCATTCAAACCAGATAAGCCTTATGAAGGAGCAATTGAACTTCATGTAGTGTGGCTATTTCCAAAAGGTAAACGTCATAAACATAACGAGTGGCGTATCACTAAACCAGATACTGATAACTTACAAAAGATGCTAAAGGATTGTATGACTCAGGTTGGGTTCTGGAATGATGATGCTCAAGTGGTAAAAGAGATAGTAGAAAAACGATGGTCTGATGAACCTACAGGCATATCGATTCAAATAGATACACTTTCAAAGATTATGGAGGTAAAAGATGATGGATGCTAAAGAGTATTTGATGCAAGTAAAACAACTAGCTCATAGAATTAAAAACTTACAAGCGTTAGCAGTTGAATACGAGCGTCTTGCTAGTTCAATTCCAGGTCAATGCTTCGATAGAGAAAGAGTCGATGGCACTAGAAATTTATCAGCACCCTTTGAAAAGTGGGTTTACAAAAAAATAGAAACTGAAGAAGAAATAAAAGCTACGGAATTAAAACTCCTTCAGTTAAAGGTTGAAGTTGAAGAAGCAATCTCACAAATTGATGATGTTAATTTAAGGTTGGTTCTAATTTATAGATACTTGGATTTCTACAGCTGGGGAGAGGTTGCTAAAAAGATTTATGCATCAATTCCTGCAGTTTATAAGTATCATCAACAAGCCTTAGAGAAGTTCAAAGTTCCTACGAAAAGATTATAGTTAATTATAGTCATTTATAGTTCCGTATAGTTTGTGAAAGTGTCAAGAGTGTGGTATGATATAATTGGCAAAAGCCATAGATAAAATACCAGCTCTTGGGACTATTCCTAAGGGCTTTTTATATTCTTAGAAAGGAAGTGAAAGGTCACATGGGATGAATAAGGTATCGAAACCTAAATCAGATATTTATGAAATGTGGGAACGTACTGGACAACTTCCTCAAATAATGGATTTCATTCGTGATTGTGCTAGGAAGTTAGTCACTCAAAGAGAAATGTGTACCTACTTAAATATCAATGAGGCGACATTCTCAAGATTAAAGAAAGCACATCCTGAAATAGAACAAGCTCAAGTATTAGCAAAGCTCGACCTTAAAAAAGATGTAATGGGTGCTTTGTATAAAAAGGCTATTGGTTATGAAACCGTAGAGGAAGAACAATTTATTGAAGATAAAGGTAAAGGCGAAGGTCAAAAGCGTAAGATCCACAGGATCAAGAAGCAAGTTCCACCAGACTATCGTTCATGCCTTTATATCTTAACTAAACATTTCGGTCGTGAATATTGCGAACGCTATGAAGAAATGAAAATGGTGGAACAAAGAGTAAAAGAAAGTGAGGATGTATGGACTAATGGAAATGACCAAGAAGATGAATATCGTGATGATGAAGATTAGTGATATTAAAGAGTACGAAAATAATCCACGTAAAAATGATAAAGCAGTTGAAGCAGTAGCATCTTCAATTCGTTCATTTGGATTTAAAGTACCTATTATCATTGATTCAAATAATGTAATTGTTGCAGGTCACACAAGATTAAAAGCATCTAAGAAGTTAGGTTATACAGAAGTGCCATGTCTTATCGCTTCGGATTTAACTGATGAACAAGTAAAAGCATTCCGTTTAGCAGATAACAAAACTGCAGAATTAGCTGAATGGGACTTAGATAAATTAACTGAAGAATTATCATTCATTGAAATGGATATGGAGCAGTTTGGTTTTGAAGATTTGGAAGAAGAACTAGAACGTGATGTTTTAGAAGATGACTTTGATGAAAATGAAGAACTACCAATTACTCCTTATGCTAAACGTGGTGATGTGTTTATTCTAGGAAACCATAGGTTGATGTGCGGTGATTCAACTATCGCTGAAGATGTTGCTAAATTAGTTGATGGTAAACAAATGGATATGATCTTTACTGATCCGCCTTACAATGTCGACTACGAAGGTTCAACAGGCATGAAAATCCAAAACGATAAGCAAAAGGATGAAGACTTCTATAACTTCTTATCAAGTGCATTTGTCAATATGGCTAACAACATAAAACCAGGTGGCTCTATTTATTGTTGCCACGCTGATACTGAAGGATTAAACTTTAGAACAGCTTTTAAAAATGCTGGATTTAAATTAGCAGAATGCTTAATTTGGGTAAAAAACTCATTGGTTTTAGGTCGTCAAGACTATCATTGGCGTCATGAACCTATACTTTATGGCTGGTTACCTACTGGAGCTCATTACTTCATTGATGATAGAACACAAGATACTATTTGGGAGTACAACAAGCCTAAAGCAAACAACTTACATCCTACAATGAAACCACTTGAATTAGTAGGTAGAGCAATCAAGAACTCAAGTAGAAAGAATGAGAAAATCTTAGATCTATTTGGTGGTTCAGGTTCTACACTAATCGCTAGTGAACAAATTGAAAGAAGTGCCTACTTAATGGAACTTGATGAAAGGTATGTAGATGTAATTGTTAAGCGATATTTAAAGTTCGTACAAACATACGACAATTGCTATGTACTTCGTGATGGAGAGCAAATCCCATTAAATCGAATTCCAGAGTATCAAGTGGAATTGATAGATTTAAATCTATCGTAAGTCAATTTAATCAAAAAAAGTTTATAAAGGAGTATTTTACAATGAAAATTATAACAAGCGAAGCAGTATTTAAAGGTCATCCAGATAAGATATGTGATCAAATCAGTGATGCTATTTTAGATGAATGTCTAAAACAAGATAGCAAATCACGTGTTGCTATTGAAACTTTAATTAAAAATGATTTAGTGGTTATTGCTGGGGAGTTAACTACTAATGCTAAAATCGATTATGTTGAAATCGTAAAAGAAGTTTTAACTTCTTTAGGATATGAAAACCTAGCAAACTTAAAGGTACAAGTTGAAGTATCTAAACAATCAAATGACATCGCTCTTGGCGTCGATAAAGATGGAGCAGGTGATCAAGGAATCATGTATGGCTATGCTACAAATGAAACAAAAGAGCTTATGCCACTTCCAATCGTACTAGCTAGAAACATCGCTATCAAGATGGATGAACTTACTCGTCCAATTAGAGAGATGTTTGGTGCTGATGGAAAATGCCAAGTATCCGTTGCTTATGATGATTATGGCAATCCGCTAAAGGTAACAACAATCGTTGTAAGCCAACAAACTCGTTATAACCTAGATAGGGAATTTTACACAAAGTTCATCATCAATGAATGTATTTTAAAGGTCATTCCAGAATACTTAATCGATGAAGAAACAGTCGTATTAATTAATCCAACAGGTGAGTTTGTAAAAGGTGGAGCTTATGCTGATTCAGGTTTAACTGGTAGAAAGATTATCTGTGATACTTATGGTGGTGTTGGTAGACATGGTGGTGGAGCATTTAGTGGTAAGGATGTAACTAAGGTTGATAGATTATCTGCTTACTATGCTAGATACGTTGCTAAAAACATCGTTGCATCAGGTATCGCTAGAAAGTGTGAAGTTCAAGTTGCATACGCTATTGGCGTTGCTAAACCAGTGTCAATTTATGTCGATACTTTTGGTACAAGCAGATATTCAAATGACCAAATCCTAGAAGCAATTAATAAGTTCTTTAACTTCAGTCCTAAAGCCATTAGAAATGAAATCATCAATGAGAGTGTTTCTTTTAGATCACTTGCTGAATATGGTCACGTTGGAAGAAGTGACATTCAAGTTCCGTGGGAAAGAACTAATAAGGCTTATATCTTAAAAGCCTACTTCAAACAAAAGTATGGTAAAGCAAGACATAAACATCCATCGTTTCTATCGAAGTGATGCTTGGAAGATTGCTCGTGCTATTAAGATAGCTAGTGCTCAAGGCTGTTGTGAAAGGTGTGGTGCAATCGGTACTGAAGTTCATCACATCATTCACTTAACACCAGAGAATGTCTTTGATCCTGAAGTAGCAACTAATCAAGCAAACCTGATGTTACTTTGTAATGAATGTCACAACAAAGAACACGGTCGCTTTGAAGGAAGACGTGACTATTCATTTGATGAAGAAGGAAACTTAATTCCAAATAGAAAAAAGTAGTTGATATCCTAATTTGTTTATGCCATTAATAATTGTACGGTGGTGACAGATTATGGATAAAGCAACAGCTCAAGACAAGGCTTTAGCAATTCATCATTACTTGGAGTTGATGTGGGGAGTTCATTCAAAGTACGAAGGTATGAACATGAAGGAAGCTACCCTTTATCGAGTAGGAATACAAACATTCTTACTGGAGGCTCTAAAGGATGCAAAGGAATTACTAGAAGCATTGGAAGTCGAAGATGACAGCGAAGAAGAGATGTTAGAATAGCGGAGAGCAATCCCCCCCAGGGAGCTCTCTTTTCTTTTTGCTTCAGTACCGTTCGCCCCCACCTCCGTTTTGTGCGAGGCAAAATTTTTCAAAAAAGTAGGAAATGAAAATTCACATAGAAAGCCTAGTCCTTTATATATTGGTAAAATACTTTAAAAGTATTTTTCTAATATATAACCACCTGAAATAGTACCAAAAGGTGGAGGTTTTGGACTTTATAAGACTATTACTTTGTAATAGACTTATAACATTTTTTGACAGGTTTTGACATTTTAAGGTTCTATTTACTTGCTATTTTAAGCATTTAGAGCGATATATATAGTACCAAATTGGAGGTGCAAATTATGGTTGAAAAATTAAAAGAACAATTATTAAAACTCATTGAAAGCAGAGGTCAAACAATGAAGAATTATGAAAGCTTATTAAAGTACTACCAAACCGAGCTTGGTTGGTCAGAAGAAAAGGCTTTAAAGTATGTAATTGGAATGTTTAACGATGGAACAATGGATGAAATCATAGCATTAGGTAAAGGAGATGAAGATCAATGAAATGCTCAATTTGTGGTAAAGAGATAGTTGGGTATGGTAATTCAATCTATCCTTTAGAAGGAAGAAAGTGTTGTGATGAATGCAACATGAAGGTGGTAATGCCAGTAAGGATATTCATTCGATCATTACCTAAACGAAATAATGCAATGCTTATTAAAGAGAATGAAGTTGTGTTAGTAAAACCTGATGACAAGTATTTTACTTTAAAGGAATTACAAACTGCTGTTGAAGGTTACATTGAAGTTGTTGAATCTGAATTTTCTAATTGCCTAGATGTTGTAAATGAAGAAGGTAAACTTAAGAAACTTTATTTTAACAACATTGCTTATATGCTTTTGGATAGAGAGTACGTTGGTAATGTTCTAATATGTCCTAAAGCAATATTTGAAAAACCAGAGGAGGATTAATATGGAAGTTAAGGTAGGCGACAAGATTAAAATTATACATATGAAGGATGAACCTGGATATGATGGAGCGATAGGAGTCGTTGAACACATCGATGATGCAGGTCAACTACATGGCACTTGGGGAGGGTTAGCAGTGATACCTGACCTAGATGAATTTGAAGTAATTAAGGACTCTTAAGGAGTTCTTTTTTAGTTATGAAAAAATAGTTAAAATTGTATCAAAATTAGTTAACAAATGACTTGCTATTTATCTCTTTTAGAGTGATATATATACACAACCAAAGGACATAGTCCTTTGAAAGAAAGAAAAGAGGTACACAAAAATGTTAAATGCAAGATTTGGAATTGAAATTGAATTCACAGGAATTACAAGAAGAAAGGCAAGCGAGGTAGTTGCAAAGTTCTTCAACACTGAGGTTAGAGAAGCAGGTACTTACTACGATACAAAAGAAGTAAGACAAGCCGATGGAAGAAAATGGAAAGTAATGTACGATGGATCAATCAGATGTCAAAAGAAGGTAAACGGAAGAATTGAATCAGCTGATAGATACTACAGCGTTGAATTGGTTAGCCCAATCCTAACTTACAAAGAAGACATCGAAAACTTACAACAATTAGTTAGAGAGTTAAGACACGCTGGAGCATTCGCAAATTCAAGTTGCGGAATTCACATCCACCTAGATGGAGCACCACACACAGTACAAAGCTTAAGAAACTTCATCAACATCATCGCAAGCAAGAACGACTTATTCTACAAAGCCCTTCAAATAGAAGAAAGCAGAATGAGATATTGCAAGAAGATGGACGATAGCCTAGTTAAAAGAATTAACAAAAGCAAACCTAAAACAATGGAACAATTAGCGAACATTTGGTACGCAGGATACTGGGGTGATAGAAACCAACACTACCACGATTCAAGATACCATTTCCTAAACTTACACAGTTTCTTCACAGGACACCACACAGTTGAATTAAGAGGCTTCAATAGTGAATTACACGCTGGCAAGATTAGAAGTTACATTGTATTAGCATTAGCATTAAACCACCAAGCCTTAAGTCAAAAGCAAGCAAGCTCAAAGAAACCACAAGTTGAAAATGAGAAATTCGCAATGAGAACTTACCTAAACCGAATTGGATTCATTGGAGACGATTACAAGAATTGCAGAGAACATTTAACAAAAGCATTATCAGGAAGTTCCGCTTGGAGACACGGAACTCCTGCAGTTGCATACTAGAAAGGAGCAAGTTATGAAGAAGATTTATTATTTAGCTTATGGTTCAAATCTTAATGAACGACAAATGAGTTTCAGATGTCCTAATGCCACAAAGGTAGGGACACTGATGCTAGAAGATTACGAATTGGAATTTAGACTTTACCTAACTATTGTACCTAAGAAAGGTAGTGTAGTTCCAATTGGAGTATGGCAAGTAAGTGAAAGCGATGAGAAAAGGCTAGATGCTTACGAAGGTTATCCTACATTCTATCGAAAGGAATACATCGAAATTGAAATAGGAGATACAAAGGAACAAGCACTTGTTTATATTATGAATGATGTTAGAAAGGTGACTCCACCTTCAAGACAATACATGATGACATGTGCAGAAGGTTATAGGAACTTCGGTTTGGATAACACATTCCTAATTGAAGCATTTAATAGAAGTCTTGCAAAATAATCGCTGACAAAGCCCCAACGTTTTGATTTGTGGGCTTTTCTTTTAGGGTTGGAAACTAATTCCACCCTTTTAAATTCTCGCAACACAGGGGCTAAAATTGGGCTCCTTTTTTTAAATGAAGGAGGAATTAATCGTGTTTGAAATAAAAATCAAAGTAAACGGCAACGGAACGCTCAACGTTGGCTATCCAGATCGTTTGAAACTTGGAACAGCTAACGAAGTTAATAGAGTTAAATTAGTATTTGATGTTGATTCCTCAATTGAAGGAGTATATCAATATGTCAAATTTAACAAAGGTAATACAGCTCATCTTTTTAGAGTTAATCAAAAAGAAATCGTACTAAGTAAAAAGGTACTAGCAAGTGCAGGTGTATGGTTATTTTCATTCATCTCAACTGATGCTGGAATTGTTAATAATCAAATCACAGGAACCTATGCTTATATCAGTGAACCGATTGAAGCAGTGGTAGTGGATGGCATTTTAGATAAAGGTCTTTTAAATGAAGATGAAACAGTACTTAAATCATTAATTGAAATGACTACTGAAAAATTAGTGCTTCCTGAATATATAGAATCAATCGGTAATTACTTTTTATATAACGCAGGAAAGATTATTGATTTGACTTTAAATTCAAAGATTAAATCGATAGGAACTTATGCTCTTTATGGAAATACAATTTCAAGATTAAGAATTCCAGAAGATTGCGAATTAACAACACTTAAGGATTATGCATTATACAATGTCTTTTTTAATAATGACATTATGATCCCACCATCAGTTACTACGTGGGGTAAATATGTATTAAAGAATAGTACAGTGTTTTGTTTAGATTTTCATAGCAATAGTAAGATTGAAACTTTAGGTTCTTATGCATTATGGGAAAACAACATAGAAGAGATTTACTTACCTGCAAACTTGAAAACTTTAAGTGGCAATACTTATGTAATTAAAAATTGTGAAAGCCTATGTTACTTATGGATTCCTAATTCAATTACTACACCTATTCCAGCTAATGCAATTTATGGATGCACAAGTTTAGAGACAATAGAACTTGAAGAGGACTTTAATGTTTCAGCCAACTTCTCAAATTGTACTAACTTATCAGCTGTTTCGATTGTTTCAATGTTTCATTCCTTAAAGGATTTATCTGGAACAACTGCTAAAACATTAACACTTGGTGCTACAAATCTAGCAAAGGTAACGGAGCAAGATTTAGATATAGCACTTGATAAAAACTGGACGATATCATAGGAGGTAAAAATGGAAAAGATTATAGCAAAAGAAGGAAAAGTATTCAGATCTAAACTAGACGGTGCTTATTTATCCGATGTCATAATTTTAGGTAAAAACGACTCAATTGATAATTACGAGGAAGTTGATCCACCTGTTTATGATGAAGGTGATGAAGATGTCTAGTATCAAAAATGAATATGAAAGATTAAAAGCCTTATTTAATAACGTTGATGAATCAAAAACTGAACTAGTAGATGAACTTTTAAAAAAAGCGTCATTTCTTAAATGCGAGTTAGAAAACCTAGAAGCACTAGTAAGAAAGTATGGATCAGTTGAAAGATCTAATAAAGGTAACGTTAGAGAATCGGTTTATTACAAAACTTATTTATCAACCGTAAATGTTTATCAAGGAATTATAAAAACCCTTAACACGATTATGGGTAAAAATATCATTGATGAAGATGACGAGTTTGATGAATTTATTAAACAAGCAAAATAGGAGGTCATAAAAAATGATTAGAGGAACAACAGCTAAAATAACATTTAACATTCCAGTTGAAACAAATCAAATAGCAGTAGCCTATGTTACTTTTACATCTGATGGAGTTGTTGCAGTTGAAAAGAAACTAGCAGATTTAACTTTAGAAGATAAAAAAGTGATTTGTAGATTAACTCAAGCTGAATCATTATCTTTTACACCTAATTCACGTGTAAGAGTTCAGTTAAGAGCAAGATTAAAAGATGGCACTACAATCGCTAGTAAGATTCGTGATGTAACAGTTGGTAATGTGCTTAAGGAGGGAATCATCTAATGAGTAAAGAATTAACAGCAACTATTGAAGTTGAAGAAGTCGAAGATGAAATCGTAGTCTCTGAAGATGAAGTACATGTAGTATTTACAAGTGATCACTCAAGAGCAACAAATAGGGATTTACCTAACCAACATCCAATGAAAGCAATCGCTGGACTAGAAGAAAAACTAGGAACAATTGAAGCGGATGTGAAGTTAGCAAAGGAAAATAAAATAACAAACCTTAAAACAATTAATGGACAATCATTAGTTGGCGAAGGAAACATCATACTTGGCGCTGGTGGATCAGTGGTAGTTAGCTCATATCCTGCGAAGTTTAAAGGTAAGAGATTATCTATTTTAGGTGACTCAATTTCAACATTTGGTACACCTAACCAAGCCAATGCAACTGGTACTTGGAACTATCCTGGTAATAGGTGTCGATATCCTCAAGATAACTTATTCACTGAAGTTGACTATATGTACTGGAAAATCCTACTTGATAAAACAGGTATGGAATTTGGTATTAACGAGTCATGGGCTGGTTCAAGAGTAGCAAACACTCAAGCTAGTGATTCAGGTGACTTAGGACCAAATAGATGTATTGCTTCTAAAACAAGAATTCAGCACTTAGGTAATAATGGAACACCAGATGTGATTATCGTTTATGGTGGAACAAATGATATTGCAGGTTCATCTTTAGGAACTTTTAATCCAGAAGCACCTATCAAATTTGCAACTTTAACAACAACACCACCAAGTAATCCTGCATCACTTACTGATGATCAAATTGATGACCTAGATGTTTCTACATTTGCAAATGCTTATGTAGCAATGTTGGTAAGATTACAACGTTACTATCCAGAAGCAATCATCGTTTGTTTAACACCGAATTACTGCAAATCTTATTATGGAACTAACTATGTTAAAATGAAAAACTATGTTAATTGTATGATTGAGATTTGTGATTTCTTTGGAGTTGAATATATCGATTTAAGAAAAGTCGGTATTGGTTTAATGGATATGGCAGGAGATACATATACTGAGGCTTTACCAGATGGAATCCATCCAGGCATTAAAGGTCATAAACTGATTGCTGAATATGTATTTAACGTTCTAGATTCACATTTCTTTATTCCAGAAAACACTGCAGTAAATATTCCAGATAGTGGTGGTGGCGAAGATGAAGTTCCTGATGGTAGTCAAACAACTATTACACGAACAACAACTAATAGCCATGCTCAATCAATATCTGCTAATGCAACTGCTAATACAAACCTAGCTGAAGTCTTAGAACTTGAAGCTGATTATCATAGTTCAACTGGATGGGTAGGAAATGCTGATACTGCATCATCAATTACATTCCCAGTTGTAGAAGGAGATAAGATTAAGGCTAATTCATTTGGACCTTCAAGTGAAAATGGACATACTCAATCAGGTATTCGTGTAACTTTCTTTAAAGGTGACACTGTAGTAATTTCTAAATCTCCATCTGAGATTTTAAGTGAATACACAACTTATGGATACATCACAGTGCCAAGCGGTGCTGATGCAGTAAACGTTCCATTCTGGACAGGATCAACAGCAACTAATGAATGTTATATTTTAACAATGACTGACTTATCTGCTGGAGGAACAACAAGCGGTGGAACAACAACTGAACCTGAAACGCCTAGTGATGGAACAACAACTGATGATGGTATTACTTGGTATACAAACGAAATTGAAACAGCAGGAATTTCTAAATTAACTAACACAGCAGTTGCTACTGGTTATGGTTGGACTCAATATGAACCTTTCCAAGCATTAATTAGAAATAAGAAAATTAATGTTGTTAAGTTCGTATCTACTGAATCAAGTGGTACTGTTACAATCGGTAAGGTTCCAGCTGAAAAAGCATCTACAGGTGAGTTACTTGTAACTAAAACTTGGGACTCATCTAATAAAGGTTCTAATAATTTAGTAACTTTAGAACTTGGAACTGATATTACAATCACTGGAACTGAAATGATCGTATTCTCATATGGTCAATATGGCACAGCGTTTAAGTATGGTTCATCAACATCATCTGTCAAAGGATTCTACGGTAGAGTTCCTTATGTAGATACAGCAAATGGTGGTACAGGTAGCGATTGGTCATTGGCTGATGGTTATACACTTGGTGTTGACTATGGTTACAAAGAATAATGAACTATCTGCTTGAATATGTAAGTGAAATTGATAAAGGCAATATCATTGTAGGGCAAGATTTAAGAACAACACTTGATAGATTAATTAAAGACTTAGATAATCCTAAGTTCATCTTTGATGAAACACCAGGACAATTAAGGATTGATTTTATCGAAAAGTTTTGTAAGCATACTAAATCGCCCTTCAATGGTATGCCTTTTATTTTAGAACTATGGGAAAAAGCATTCTTGCAAACAGCCTATGGTTTTAAATATGCTGACACAGGTTTAAGAAGATTTAATGAAGTCATACTTTTAATTGCTCGAAAAAATGGCAAGACCACATTCGTAGCTGGAATTGACTTAGCTGAATTCTTTTTATCTAGTGGTGGAGTCGACATCGTATGTGCAAGTAACACCAATGACCAAGCTTCAATTTTATTTGAAGAAATTAATAATATGAGGGAGCATTCAAAGGCTCTTTCAAAACCAAAAAGAAGTAGAAAAAATATCTTCTATATTTATTCTCCAAAGAATAAAAACAAGATTAAAAAACTATCTGGTCAATCACGTAACCTAGATGGTTTTAATATAGAAGTTGGATGTATTGATGAGGTGCATGAAATGACTGATTCAAAAGTCTATGATGCAATTAAACAATCACAATCAACTAAAAAAGAACCTTTGATCTTTATCATCTCAACTGAAGGTAAAGTAGTCGAAGGTTTTTTAGATAATAAACTAGCTTATTGTAAGAAGATGCTAAAAGGCGAAATCGAAGATGAAAGAGTACTACCTTGGCTTTACACTCAAGATTCTCAAGAAGAGATTTTTAGGGATAAAAGAACATGGCAAAAGAGTAATCCTTCACTTGGAACAATTAAAACTTATGCGTATTTAGAAGACATCATGAACAAAGCAAAGAATGACCTAGCAACTAGAGTAACGATGCTTTGTAAAGACTTTAATATTAAACAACTTGAATCAGGAACTTGGCTTACATTTGATGAGCTTAACAATGAGACAAAGTTTAACATTGAAGATTTAAGAGATTCTTATGCAATAGGTGGTGTAGATTTAAGTTCAACTACCGATTTAACAGCTAGCGTATTACTCGTTAAAAAGGATAAGAAGATGTATGTGATTCCGCATTTCTTTATGCCTAAGGATGTACTTGAAAAGCGAATGCAAGAAGATAGTGTTCCTTATGACATCTGGGTTAAGAAAGGATACATTACTTTAAGTGATGGAAGTCAAAACGACTTTACCAAAGTAACCGAGTGGTTTCAAAGAATGGTGTGGGATTATGGCATTCGTCCTTTATGGGTTGGCTATGATCCGTGGAATTCAAAATACTGGATAGATGAAATGGATGATGCAGGCTTCACTATGGAAAAGGTAAGACAGGGAGTTTACACACTATCTGAACCTATGAAACAGCTTGAAGCAGATCTAAAGAATCACATTGTTATCTATGATAACAACCCAGTCTTAAAATGGTGTTTAGCTAACACTCAAGCTAAGGTGGATGTGAATGGTAACATTCAACCAACAAAGCTAAATTCAAAATACAAAAGAATTGATGGAGCAGTGGCACTAATCATTGCTTATTCAGTTTTAAGTAACTACAAAAAAGATTATGAAACGATGCAGTCATAGGAGGTATTGAAATGGGTTTATTCACAAGAAAAAAGAAAACTGCAGAACCAGTAACCGAGTTTCATTTGCTCACTGGAAATCAGACACCATTAGTACCTTTTGGAAGTAACATTTCTAAAAGTGATGTTGTAATGGTCTGCATAGATAGAATTGCAACGCACTGTGCAAAGTTAAAGATGCGATATGTAAAAAAGGATGATTCTGGTAAGCAGGTAGAGAAACATAATGACATTTCATTCGTGTTGAAGTTTCGACCTAATGAGTTAATGACTCCTTACCAGTTCATCTATAAAACAGTAACTTTAATGATGCTAAATGACAATGCATTCATCTATCCAAAATATGATAGAAACACTTATGAACTTTTAGGTGTTTATCCGCTTAATCCAATTATGGTTCAACCTGTAATGTATACGGATAATTCTTTAAGTTTAAGGTTTTATTTTGAAGATGGTAGTAATTATGAACTGCCATACGAAAACATTATCCATTTAAAGAACTTTTATGCTAAAAACGAGGTCTTTGGTGGTAGTGGTTTTTCAGGAGACCACGATGCTTTACTTAAAACCATTAAAATAAACGATGCTTTATTACAGGGCGTTGAAGGAGCGATTTATTCTTCATTTCAAATAAAAGGTCTTTTAAAGATTAATGGTATGTTAAAGGAAGCAGATAAACAAAAACAAATTGATGAATTCAATAGGATGTTAGAAAAAGCTATCGGTGCAGGAACATCGGTAATTCCAATGGATAACAAGGCTGAATATACACCTTTACAATCTGATCCAAAACTTGTAGATGCAGAAACACTGAAATTCACTCAAGGAAAGATTTTAGAGTATTTTGGTGTAAGTCCTGAAGTTTATTCTAACAACTACAACGAAGATCAATTTAATGCATTTTATGAATCAAGAATCGAGCCTATCGCCATTCAGTTGGGAGAGGCTTTTTCTTTAGGTTTATTAACACATAATCAACTGGAAAATGGTGAGGAAATTATCTTCTTTAGTGAGCGACTTCATTATGCTTCATGGAACACAAAGGTTGGTGCAATTGAAAAGTTAATGGGACTTGGAATTATGTCACTTAACGAATCAAGAGCAATCTTAGGTTTAGAACCAGTAGAAGGAGGAGACAAGCGTCTTCAATCACTAAATTATGTAGATGCTTCTAAAGCCAATAAATATCAAGTTGATGAAGATGAAAATCCAGTTAAAAAGGAGGAAAACAAGGATGAAGAACAATAAGGAAATCCGTCTTGCTGATGTAAGGTTTGAAGAAACTGAAGGCAAGATGATATTAGAAGGATACGCTATCGTATTCGAACAAGAAACATTAATCGGTGATGAAGAAAGAGGATTTAAAGAAGTGATTTCTCGTACAGCACTTACCGATGCATTTATGAAGGATGTTCCATTGAAGTATAACCACATGGACTCCTTTTTAATTTTAGCTAGAACTAAAAACAAATCTTTAGTTTTAAGCGTAGACAATATTGGTTTAAAGGTTCATGCAGAACTTATCGATACTCACTCAAATGAAGATGTGTATAAGATGGTTCGCTCTGGGCTTTTAGATAAGATGAGCTTTGCTTTCACAGTTAAAAAACAAAGCTGGGATAGAAGTGGCAATATTCCTGTTAGACGTATCGAGAGTATTGACCGCCTTTATGATGTATCGGTAGTGGATTTGCCAGCATATGAAGGAACTTCTATTTATTCACGTTCCTTAGATTTAGTGGAGACTGAACTAAGGGCTTTGGAGGAAGCTGATCGTGATGAAAAAGCAAAAATTATCAAACAAAAAATTAACATTAAATCAAAATTTTAGGAGGAATATTAGCTATGAATTTAATGAAAAGAAAACAAGAAATTGAGGCAAGATTAACTGAAATTAGAGGTCTTGCAAACAACGAAACAGACGTTGAAAAATTAACTGCTTTTGAAACTGAAGTAGACAAGCTTCAAGAAGAAAGAGCAATGATTGAAAAGAAAATGAATATTGCTTCTAAGAGCGACTATAAACCTGCAGTTGTAGTTGAAACAAAATCAAAATCAACTGAAGAATTAGAAGCTCGTGGTAAAGCAATCAAAGAAGGTAGAGTAATCCAAGTTTCTAGTGATGAAATCTTACTTCCAGAACATACTGCTGGAACAATCGCTGAAGTTCCATATCGTGAAGTATCTACTTTAGTAGATAGAGTTCATGTAGTTAACTTAAATGGTGGCGAAACTTATAAGAAATCATTTGTTAAATCACATGGTGAAGCAGGTCTTACTGAAGAAGGTAAACCATACAGCGAAACTGAACCTGAATATGGTTATTTAACAATTACTAAAGTTAAGATTACTGCTTATACAGAAATCACTGAAGAATTAGAAAAATTACCTGCATTACCATACCAAGCTGAAGTATTAAAGAACATTAATATTTCATTAAAGAAAAAGATTTCACAACAAATCATTAGAGGTGCTGGTGATTCTAATACATTCACAGGTATTTTCTCTGATAAAGCAGTGGCATTAAAAGACCAAAAAGAATTTAGTATCGCTGAAATTACTGATACTACTTTAGACGACATCATCTTTGCTTATGGTGGCGATGAAGAAGTTGAAGGTGGAGCAGTCTTAATCTTAAATAAAAATGACTTACGTGCATTTGCTAAATTAAGAACTCCTGAGGGAAGAAAAGTACACGTTATTGATTACAAAGCATGTACTATCGATGGTATTCCTTATGTAATTAATTCACATTGTAAAGCAATTAGTGATCCTGCAACTACTGAAGGTGAGTACTCAATTGCTTATGGTGCATTACAAAACTATGAAGTACCAATCTTCTCTCCAGTAGAAATCGGTAAATCAACAGACTACAAATTCAAAGATGGTATCACTTGCTATAAAGCATCAGTATTCACTGGTGGTAACGTAGTAGGTTATAACGGCTTCTTAAGAGTTAAAAAAGGCTCAAAAACTACAACAGCTAGTGAAGAAGCTTAATTAATTTTAAAAAACCAGTAGTGCAAGTTGCCCTCGTGGGACCTAGTAAAAAGGAATAATGAAAAGAGTAAAAGTAAAAAAGTACAATGAAATGAGTATGAGTAAAAAGGTACAACGAAATGAAACAAGTAAAATGGAACAACGAAATCCTCTATAGTGGCTCGTCCACGTATGAAAGTAGAATGGTACAATGAACGAAGTAAAAGTAGAAAGGAACAATGAAAAGAAAAGAGTAAAAAGGAATACTGAAATGAAATGAGTAAGAAAGTACAATGAACGATCCCCCACGCTGGGTAGTAATTAGGAGGTTGTACAATGAGTGAATATTTAAAGAATATTAAGGTAAGTGTGAAGAAGTCTTTAATGATTCCTAGTGATGATTTAGAGTCAGATACCGAACTAACCATACATATTAACTCCTGCTTCAGTTTGATTCGTTCAGCTGGAGTTAGCGATGCTCTGATATCGTCTGGGAATGGGCTTGTCGAGGCTCTAGTATTAATTTACTGTAAGACTTTCTATGGATTTACGAATGACGGAAGCGTGAAGGAATTGCCATCTAGTTTTGACTTACTGCTTAGGCAGTTAGTATTGACTCAGGAGGTGTGATTTCATGTTTCCTAACTCAGCCAATACCCACCTTGCACTACTGTTTATTAAAAATAAAAAAGATGAAATAGGGGTAAGTAGAAACGTAGTTATTTCATCTAAAAAGATTACAGGTAGTGTAAGGTCTATAACTCAATCGGAGTACCAATCTAGTGCTTCATTAGGTGTTAGATTTGATCATAAAGTAGTTATTCAAGCTTTTCTTTATGATGGCTCAAAGTATGCTAGAATGAACAACCAAATTTACAAGATAGAAAGAACATATTTGAATGGTCAGTTTTTAGAACTTTACCTTTCAAGTAGCGATATCGAGGTGGAAGAGGATGCCTAGTTTAGATACGCTTGGAGTTAGAATCAGTGACCTTATTAAAGAGTTTTCTGATGATGTGAAGGATGGTTTAGAAGATAGATTGGACCAAACTGCTAAAGAGATTTTAGAATACATAAAGAAAAACTGCTCTAGAAGTGATAGTGGATCTAACCATCTAGCAGATTCTTTTATTCTAACAACTGTAGGCAGTGGTGCAAATAAAACAATTTATATATCTTCTGGTACAAAGGGAAGATTAGTACACCTAGTTGAATTAGGGTTCAAACATAAAAGTGGTAAACATGTAGAGGCTCGTCCTTTTATGCGACCTGCTTATGAAACCTTTACTCCACAAATGCTAGAAGATATTAAAAAAATCATTCAAAGAGGAGGTAAGTAATTATGGATTTAGAATCACTTTACTCAACTTTAAATGAAGTCTTAAAAGACAAAGTCTTTTATGGTAGCAATATTTATGATAACGAGCACAATGCTCCAATGCCTTATATAGTGTATCAAGAGGTTACAAATCGACCTGCTTCATTTAGCGATGATACACCAATTTATTATAGGGCTACCATTCAAATAACAATGGTTACCAAAAAGAAAGATAGAAACTTAGAAAAGAAACTAGAACAAGCCTTACTTAAAAATGGGTTTGTTTTTTCTTTACTAAGTGAATTCAAAAATCAAGATAAATCCCTTAATAGGGTATATGAAATTACAATGGAGGAATTAAACAATGTCAGCTAATAAAATTACATTCGGTTTAAAAAATGTTCATTACTCAATTGCAGAAGAAACAAGTGATGGTTCATGGACTTTTGAAACGCCTGTTAAATTACCAGGAGCTCAAGAGTTTACATCAGATGCATTAGGTGGTACAACACCAGTTTATGCAGACGATCAAATCATTACTACATTAGTTGCAAATGGTGGTAGAACAATATCACTTAAAGTTACTGAATTACCTGATGACTTTAAAGTTAATATTTTAGGTTATAAGGTTTTGGATAATGGAAACTATGTAGAAGTTGCTAATGTTAAACCTGTGACATTTGCTTTAGGGTGTGAAATTCAAGGCGATGTTAAGGCAAGACGTATCTGGTTCTATTTATGTAATGTTGCTCCAATTAGTGAATCATCTAAGTCAAAAGGTGAGTCAATTGAAGCTAATGGTATTACATTAAATATCACAGTTAGACCTCTTCAAGTAAGTAACGATTATGCAATTACAAACGTTAGTGCTAGACCAGGGGATTCGAACTATGCATCCTTCTTTACAAAGGCACCAGAAATTCCATCATTATAGGAGGTAACTTTAAATGGAAAAAACAATTCAATTAGGTGGAGTGGAGTATAAACTTCGCTCCTCTTTATTTACTATCATTAGTTATCGTTCAACATTCGGTAGTGAATTATTTTCAGATGTTAAGGTCTTAGATAAATTAAAAGATAAGAACGAAGATGAAATCTCAAGAATCATCGATACAATCTTTAGAATTACTTACATCTTACACAAGCCATATACAAAGCAAAGTTATGATGAATTCTTAAACTCATTTGATTTTTCAATTATCGGTGATGTTAAGGCATTAGAAGAACTAGCTAAAGTAATTGGTCAGTTATTAGGAACTATCAAAAAGCCAACATACACACCCTAGTGGTGAGTCAGGTGAGAAACATAATCCTACTGCAAATATAATATTCAATCTGGCTCAATTAGGTATTCCATTAAGGGATGCCGAGCTTTTTGATATTCAAACATATTTAGAAATTATCGATATCCAAGCAAAACTTATGAAGAATGACAAAACTTCAAGAAGAGCAACACAACAAGATATCGATTCATTCTTGCTATAAGGAGGTGGTTTAAGTGGCAGAGACAGTTAAGGGTTTAAATATTAAATTAGGTTTAGATACAACTGAACTTGATAAGCAGTTGACCACTCTTAATAAAGATCTAAAAAGTCAGGGTGCAGAATTAAAAGCAATTAATAATGCATTACGATACGACTCGACAAATGTCGAACTATGGCGAAAGAAACAAGCCACGTTAAACCAAACTTTAGAGGCAACGAAGAACAAGTTGGAAGTTCAAAACAAACGCCTAGAAGAGGCTAAAAAAGCCCTACAAATCGGAGCGATCAGTCAAGAAGAATTCGACAAACTTCGACGTGGTGTTATGTATACTGAAGCTGAAGTTAGTAAGCTAAATAATGAACTTGAAAACACAGGAAAGAAGATAACTGCACTAGGCAATGCAAAGTGGGATAAGCTAGCGTCAGTAGGTACTAACTTAACCAAATATGTAACTGCTCCTATTATAGGGGCTACTACAGCACTTGGAGCCTTTGCTGTTACTTCAATGCAAACTGCTGATGAACTTTATGATAATGCATCTAAAGTGTACTTATCAGTAGAGGCATATCAGGAATGGGCTCACGCATGTCAAATCCTAGCAGTAGACCAAACACAACTACAGAAGGCTTTTGTTAAGACAAATGCTTTACTTGGTGACATTGCTTCTGGTGATACTCAAAAGGTATCCGAAGCACTAGGACTTATTGGTTTAACTGTTGAGGACATCGCTGGTCTTGATACTGATACAGCATTTATGAAGATTCGTGATGCTTTAGCTGAATGTGGTGACGAAGCTACAAGAACTGCTGTTGCTAATGAGATATTTGGTGATAAGTTAGGAGCAGAACTAACACAAGTATTAGGTGCAACTGCAGAAGAAATAGAAGCGTTAAGACAAGAGGCTAGGGATTTAGGAATTGCAACAACTGAACAAGCTGAAATAGCAGGTGAGTTTTGTGATGCAGTTGATAACATGAAAACATCGCTTCAAAGTGTCGGTTATGAAATAGGTGCTATTGTAGTTCCAATTTTAACTAAACTTTGTAATTTGATGATTAATAATGTTATTCCAGCAATCAAAAACATGATCAATGCTTGGAATGAATTATCAGCACCAGTTAAAGGAATCATTGTAGCTCTCGTTGGTATAGCTACGGCAATTGGTCCAATTCTAGTTGCAGTGGCAAAATTAATACCAATGATTAAAACTTTAAAAACAACCTTTGAAGGTGTTAATTTAGTTTCAATGTTAGCTGGTAAATGGTGGATTGCTTTGATAGCTATTTTAGCAGTAATCTTACTTCAAAATGAGAAGTTCAGAGAATTGCTAGGTCGAATCATGAGTGTTTTAGGACAGGTAATAGATACACTTATGGATCTTATTAATGAGGTCTTAAGTGCATTAATGCCAGTCATTGAAATAATCCTAGATTTGGTAAATGATATCATTAACGTTTTAGTCGATTTAATTAATCAAATTTTAGATCCAATAATCGATATCATAAACCTTTTAATTAGATGTATTCAGGACATCATTCCAATTTTACAAGAAATTATAAACAAGATTTCAAACTCTTTAATTCCTATAATTGAACTTTTAAAGAAGATTATGGAACCAATTACTGAAATCATCGGTATTGTAATTTCACTAGTTGTAATGCTGGTTGAAGCCATCACAGGTTTAATTGATGGTATCTTAGGTACACTAATTGAAATTATCACAGTAATAGGCGATATTTTAAGTGTTGTTATCGACCTAATTTCAACATTGATTGATATTTTAGTTGAGATTTTAGAACCAGTTTTACAAATTATCATGGCTATTTTAAGACCAATTTTAGCAATAGTTGGTGTGATAATTGAAGTGATAGTTGTACTAATGGAAATCTTAACTCCATTAATTGATATGTTCTTAAAACCAATAACAATGATTTTACAAGTAGTGTTTACTATTTTAGAAGCATTGTCGCCAATTCTATTAGTACTTGCACAGGTAATTCAAGCTGTAATAGTTCCAGCACTAGAAATTTTATATGCGGTGTTAGAACCAATTTTAGAAATTCTAATGGCTATTATAGATGCGATTAAGTGGGTGCTAGATAAAATAGGTGATGGCTTTGAATGGATAGGAGATCTATTTGGTGATATTGGAGATTGGTTCAGTGATACATTCAATATTGGTGGCGGTGGAGGAGGAACAACTAACAATAACACTACCAACACTACAACAAATAATATTACGGTCAATACGACTTCACCAACGATTGACTTAGACTCATTAAATAAAAAGTTAGGAGGTAGTTACTTATAATGCGTATATTTTATTTAGTCGATGAGATAGGTGCTACCTTCACTTTCAATCATCTAACCAAAGCTTTATTTACTGAAGTTGAAGGCATAGGTATTGAAAGAGATAACACCTATGTAAATTTTGATGGAACATATAAACTAGTAAAAAGAGAAAATCCAATGGGAACTATCAGTGGCAAGATTATCTTTTTAAATGGATATGCAGGCTATACTGAATTCTTAAATTTTCTTAAAAACTGCAGTGGATCATTAAGGTTATTTTATAAGGCAGATAATCTTAAATATGCATATGTAGAATTAAAGTCTATTACCAAAACCGAACTTGAAAGTGGAGTTCTACAATGTTCGACAACATTCGACAAATTATCGATGTGGTTATGTAGAACGACAAGCACTATCAAAGTTGAAGAAAACAACCTAGATAAAGTTTATCCATACACTTATCCTTATACATATTCTAAATCGTTTGTAGGAACTATGACATTTACAAATCATAGTAGTCATAAAGCACCTATTCGATTAGAAATCACAGGTAAAACTGAAAATCCAATTGTAGAGATTTATCAAAAAGAGAAGTTAATATCTAAGATGAGGTTAATTGTTAGAACTACAAATGCATCAGATAAAATAGTTGTCGATGCTATGCCTACTGAACAAGAGATGTCTTTAACGGTAGGAAGTGAAACTACTAACATATATACCAATCAAGATTTTAACTTTGATAATTTTTTATATTTACCAGTTGGAAGTTATACGATAAGGTTCGAGCCAGGGGTAACTGAAAAGACTACCTGCAAAGTAACTATTATCGAAATGTATGAGGGGAATTAATATGCAATTAGTTATTTTAAGTAGGACGGATTTAGCAATTAAGGATTATGGATATTTTGGTTCGGATTATGAAATAGTACTTGATGCAGTAGTTTATCAAAAATCAAAATTTATTATTAACAAACCAGATTTAAATGTAGAAGTGGGAGATATCGTTTTTACACGAGGTCTTCCTTTTTCTTATATTGGAATCGTTGATGCAATAACAAAAGAAGATGAAGATTTAAAACTTACATTAGAAGTTAATGATTTTTCATCTATCTTTGATATTCAAGTTACAGTTAATTCTTATAGTGGTGACTTGTGTGAATTTTTAAGGCAATTGATCTACAAAACATTTGTAAGCAATACTGATAAATACCAAGCCTTACCTTATTTGAATTTAACAAAGAGCTGTGCAATTAATGGTTCACTAACTTATGAAGGCACACAACTAGTCAGCATCACTGAAGTGAGTGAAATGCTAGCAAAGAGATATGGCATTAGATATAAGTGTTCGTTAAATGTTAGTAATGAAGGTGTAATTGAAGGAATTAATGTTGAGATTACAGGCGTTACTAAAGGAATGAAAATAAGACATGATCTTAAATGTATAAAGGATTTAGAAATAGTAGATTCAAATAAGCAGGGTTGTAATAAGATTATTTTCTATCCAAAAGACGGCAATACATCTTATAAATCTACTGTTATTTATTATTTGCTAACTGATGGATCTATATCGACTTCATCAACTCACTCAAAACGAATTAAGAATGTTAAGTGCATGAGTCAGTTTTATTCTGATAATGAATATTCTAGTTTATATACAAAGGCTAGTAGTGAGCTTTTAAAAAGCAACTTAGAGCACAATATTGAATTTAAGATTTCAGTCGATAATTTAATTTTAGTGCCATTCGATAACATCAATGTTGGTGACTTTCTAGAGTTTGTTACAGAAAATAAGACTTACTCGACAATGGTTACTCAATTATCGGTAAAAGGAAATCTTTATGAATGTTCAGTAGTGTTAGGAGAGTATCGTATTAAACTTACTGACAAAATCAAATTACTCGAAAAGAAATAGGAGGAAATTATTATGGCATTACAAAAAATTACATTTGATGGAAGTAGCGTTACTTCAAAAAAGGATGCTGATATAAACCACCATTTAGGAGGATTAGTTCCTGCAGGTATTATTTCTGGTTTAGGAAACGAATGCAGTGTGTCAGTATCGAATAACTACATTACTTTTCAAGATGGGTATGTTCAAATTTATGGAAGAAGAATTTATGTGGAAGCCAATAGCCAAGTTTATGTTTCTTTAGATGCAACTAAATATGGCTATGTGGTAATAGAGGTAAATCTTTCAAATAATACGGTGTCTTTAAAGAGTGTTGAGACAACGTCTTCTTCATATCCATCATTAACAAAACAAAATTTAATGACATCAGGTACTTTATATCAGTTTCCAATTGCTAAATACAAAAAAAGTACAACATCTATTGTTTTGCAAGAATTCACTCCAACTTACATAAAATGTGGTTTAAGAGATGTGCATTTAGTAAAAAAATCTGAAGTTAAGTATTTTGAAGATCCAGTCAATTATGAGGAAGTTAGAGAAGTGGAATTTGATATTAGTGATATTCCTTATGAAGCAATGGTTTATATTTCTTTTGCAGTTGTTGATACAATGGGATTTGGTGGTTTCGGTCAAACTTGTGGAACAATTGTGATTCCTAATTCTGATATTTATTGGACTACTAGTTACCATCAAGTTAGAAGTTCTCAAAATTCAGGAAATTCAGGAACTGTTACTTTTATTATTTCAAGTAATGACTTTGGAAAATTAAGAATTCAAAAGAGCGGAACTTCCACATACTTTCCAAACAGTGTCGAAGTTTCATATTACGTGCTTGAATATTAGGAGGAATTGTTATGAATGGATCAGATATTGCATTAACAATAATTAGCGTAATTGGGACACTTTCGAGTGTTCTTTTTGCTTATTTAGCATTTAGAAGAAACGATAAAAAGGATACAAAAGAAGATGCAAAATCAGAAGCAGTAATTCTTAGTGAAATAGGTTATATCAAATCATCTATCGATAGAATTGAAAAGAACCTAGATAAGCTTGAAGAAAGATACTCAGTCTTATCGAATAAAATCGTTAAGGTTGAAGAGAGCGTGGCTCAAGCTCATAAAAGAATCACAGAGCACATTAATGATATGACAAAACATACAGGAGGACATCATCATGAATGATATTTTATTAAACATTTTATCAGTGGTAGTAACAGCGGTTATACTACCTTTGATTTCTTATGCAGGTGCTAGATTAGTAACTTATCTTAATTCAAAGATTAAGGATGCTAATGCTAAAATCCTATTAACAACTGCAACTGACATCGTCATAAATGCCGTACGTTCGGTCTTTCAAACCTATGTCGATAGTTTGAAGGCGAGTGGAAGTTTTGACGCACAGGCTCAAACACAAGCCCTTACAAAGGCAAAGGACATCGCTTTATCACAAATGACTGATGAAGTTAAATCCTTTATCGATAAGAACTACGGAAGCATTGATGCGTGGTTAACTACCACAATTGAAGCAACTATTAATTTAATAAAAAATAAGTAATACAAACCCTCACTAATTTTCTTGTTAGTGGGGGCTTTTTTTATTGTCGAAAAATTGAATATATTGTAGATATGTGGTATAATAAGTTAAGTTTTGAAATCCGTTGACAAGCACGCAAAAATTACAAGTCATATAATGAAAACTAGAAAAGGAGATCATTATATGATGAATATTTTTAAAAGGAAGGCATCCTTCATTGCCTGTGTATGTCCAAAATGTGGAGGAAATCTTGAGTTAGATAGCGAAATGAAAGTAGCTTATTGCAAGAAATGTGGAGTCCAGTGTGTTGTTACTGACATTCAAAAACATCACGAGAAGAAAAAATCCAATTTGGAGATCATAATCTCATTTGTAGAACATCAACAAAACTTACGAAGACAAGATAAATTAGAAAAACAAAAAGTTGAAGAAATAGAACAACAAAAGGCTAATGAATGGTGGAGTAAGTATTGGTGGATATTACCTTTGATTTTAGTGATATGCTTTATAATAATATTCGTGATGGCATATTTAGAAAAAGTATAGGAGTATTGTATGGCAAAACAATTAATGAGTGAAAAACAAATCAAAAAAGCATTGAAAATTAAGGATTGGAAAAACTTACCCCTTGATAAGTATGATGATTTAGCACAATTATTAGTTACGACAAAGAAGGATGTTGCATTAGGAATAATTAATCAACTACCTGATTATATGTCATATGCTAAAGAAATGATAATTCAATTGACAGGTGTATGTGAAAAAGTTATGGCTTCTGGTGATAAGGCTCATCAAAACACAGTTGCTGGATATATGACAATACTTAATGGGCTTCAACATGAATTAGACACAAAAAGAATGACTGGTTGGAGACGTAGAAAAATTACTAAACAAATGATAGAAATTGCTGAAAAAATAGCTGAAGAAGGAAAAGAACATAAAAAGTTCGTTTTGGATGTTTTTAAAACATTCGGTCAAATTGGACTTGCTATTGGAACTTTAGCATTAACTACAGTATTAGTAGTAAAGGATGTAATTAAAAAGTAAATTAAGGGTCTTGAGTTTGAAAAGATTCAAGACTCTTTTTAGATTATTAAGGAGTAAAATTATGTTTAAATATACAAGAGCATCGATATTATTAATTTTAGATGATGTAAAGAAATATTCAAAAATATTCAAATATGGATCATTAGTTTTTACAACAGCATACTTTATATATGCTTTGGTAATGCAAACTGGAAACTTCATCGCTAACATTATTCTGGCTACATTGTTTGTAGGATATACAGTTTTTGAATTTATCACTGCAAAGAAGGATATAAAAACTGCAAAGCGTGTAGTTAAAAGAAGTTATAATTGGATTAAGTTAGGAATTAAAACATTTACATTGGGAGCAATGATTTATGGTATTTACACCGCAACTACAAATGTATCAGCTATTTCAACAATTTTAGCGACACTAATGATTATTTTATGGGTATTACAAGTGTTGCTGGAACTAGTTATTGAAATTGTGGAAGATAAAATTGATTTGGTTGTTGCAGGATGGAATAAGGATATGGAAGATATGAAAAAACCTGTAACAGCTGTTGGTAATGTAATCAAAAAAGTTAAAGGTGAGAGCATTGATCCTGCACCTGAAAAATCAAAAGAAGTATTGCTTCTAGAAAAGAAAATTAAAGAAATAGAATTAAAGAAAAAAGGTAAAAAGTAATGACAAAAAGCGGACCAATTTATAAGAAATTAACCATCAAATGGAACTTAGGTGGATTGACACTTATTTCCTGTGAAGAGAAGATGGTAATCACAAGCGAATCAGTAAGTTTTGAAAGAAAAACCGATAATATTTTTGATCCAGATGAACCACACTGGACTGATTGCAAATGGAAGTTTAAAACAAACGAATATAAGTATTTAGAAAAATTTGATATATTATGTATTTATTTTGCAAATCATAGAAATCCAAAACATAGAGCACTAGGATGTGATGTTCCTGTATTTAGCATCGAAGCTGAAAGATATGACGGTGTTAAATATAAAGAAGATTATATGTGTGATTTACTTGCTAATGGATTCGATGAATTTGTAGAAATGTTAAAAGAGTTCATACCTCAACTTACATCAGAGCCATATTTTATTGCTGGTGTACCAGAAGACTCTGATGAAGAGGAAGAATAGACCATATACTAGTAGGAGCCCTCATTTCCAATTACGGAAGAGGGCTTTTTTTATTTGCTAAAGGTTAGCGGTTATTATTTAACATGTACTGAACTAGTTTAGTAACAATTTCTTGGTCTCTAAAGTCAAGTCTATCATAGCAAGCGATGAGTAAAGTTCCTTCAGGTGACATCTTATAAGAATCATCAAAGAAATCAGACATAGAGATATCCAAAGCAGTACAAATAGCTTCAAAGGTAGCCATACTAGGAACAACGTTAGGATTATTCATTATCTTGTAAAGTGTTGAGTGAGTTAATCCTGCTTCCGATGCTAGTTTGCTAACCGTCCATCCTTTAGCATCTAAAAATTCTTGAATTCTAGATACATAGTCCATTCTATTTTTTACCTCCTCGATCACATATATTACTAAACCAAACTTAATTATCAAGTAACTTATTTACACTAAAACGACATATAGTTGATACTCAAGCGTTCACGCCTTTAATAAATGATGTAGTATACTTTTCAAGAGAATGTATAAAATTAAAAAATCGAGTTCTGTAACTAGTTTATTTTAGGAAATTGAAGGTGATGAATTAATGGCATTAGAAGATGAAAAAGAGCTGGCTAGAGAGAGGGCTCGAGAAAGAGCTAAGGGCTATAGACCAGGGGAAGTCAAAGTAATCGAAGCGAAGAAGGTAGTAAACATTCGTGATTCAAATGAAACTTTAAGAGTATGTGCCTATTGTAGAGTTTCGACAGATAATGTAGAACAAACATCATCATATGAATTGCAAAGAAGCTACTATGAAGAATACATCAATGAACATGAAAATTGGGTGCTTGTTAATATTTATGCTGATGAAGGTATTTCAGGAACTTCGATGAAACATAGAGATGCTTTTAATAAAATGATTGCTGATTGCAAAAGAGGATTAATTGACTTAATCGTTACTAAAAGTATTTCTCGTTTTTCAAGAAACATAGTAGATTGTATCGACACAATTCGACAATTAAGAGCATTACCAAAACCAGTAAGAGTTTATTTTGAAACTGAAAATATCGATACTGCTGATAACCAATCGGATGTAATGTTAAATCTTTTGTCGATTTTTGCCGAAGAAGAATCAAGAACTAAAAGTGAAATTATGAACTGGTCAATTGAAAACCGAATGAGTCGAGGCAACTTTTTAACTCCTAGATTGTTTGGTTATGAAGTAGATCAAGATAAACCAGATAGGTACATTATTGTAGAAGATGAAGCTGAAATTGTTAGACTTTGCTATTCAATGTATGTTACAGGATGGACTCCAAAAGAGATAGCAGAAACAATGACAAAGCTAGGTTATAAGTCGAATAAAAAAGGGGAATGTAAGTGGAATTCTAACGTAGTTAGAAACATCATAGATAATGAGCGAAGATGTGGTCATATTATCGGTAGAAAAACATTCACTCCAAGTTTCCTAGATCATAAGTCAAAGAAGAATAATCAAGATAGAAACCAATATGTAATGGAAAATCATCACGTAGCAATTGTAACACCTGATTTGTATGAATATGCTATGCGATTAAAAAGCATGTATAGGTATTACCACTTTCATGGGGAAGTACCAGCATTGACAGTTGTTAAAGAAGGAGCGTTAAAAGGGTTCGTTCCAGTATGTAGAAATTACCCTGGATTCACTTATGAGAACTATTTGTTTGCTAGTGATTTTGCTTATGAATTCGACAAAAAAGGACTTATTAAAGATACGAGAAAAGAGATTCAAAAGCACCATGTTAGTGACTTTGATTTAAGTGGTTATGAAGTGGCAGATGCACAATTCTTTACTGATACAGCTCAACCGACTTGCTGGTTCACAAAGAATAGAATGTATTTTAACAAAGCTTGTATTACTAAAATGGAGCAATCTGAATATATAGAGTTGTTATTCGAGCCATTTGAAAAACTGCTAGCAATAAGAAGTTGTGATAGAACACATCCAAATGCAATAAGGTGGTTCAATAGTAAAGATGGAAAAATCACTGCATCAGCTAGGGCAAGCGGTGGTTTTTCAAACATCCTTTTTAGATGTATGGAATGGAATAATGAATTTAGATATAAAATGGTCGGCGTTAAAAGGTCGAAAAATGACGAAACAATAGTTTTATTTGACCTAGAAACTGCTGAAGCATTAACACGTGAAAGATACATAGATGAAGAAGATGAAAAAGAAAGATCTGTAATAGTTAATCTTTATGATCAATTCTTCCTTCAGCATTTTGGTAAAGATATATACGAGAATGCTTATTCTATGAGACTTTATTTAATGGATATTTTTAAAACTTGGAATTTAGATGCAGAAGTGACACCGATTCAAGATGAAGCTGAATGGTTAACGGAAGCCAAGTTATTAGTTAAAAAGCATCTTGAAAAACTAATGGAGGAAAAAGAGAATGAAGAAAACTAATGAAGATTTGGATATAGAATTAGATGATGATGCCGAAGTCGTTGATGAGTTTGAATTTAAAGGCTTTCAAGTAGTAAGAAGAGAATTCTTTTCACATTTACTTGAATCAGCTATTTCAATTCGACACGATTCGATAACGTTTAATACCGCAAGTATTAATAGATTGCAGGATACGATGTATGTTCAATTACTGATTAATCCTGTAGAAAAGAAAATAGTTATTAAACCATGCGATGCAGAAGCTAAGGATGCAATTAGATGGTGTACCGTTAAAAAAGCAACAGGCAAAAGAGCACCAAGAAAAATTGTGTGTCGCATGTTCGCTGCAAAACTATTTGATATGATGGGATGGGTTCCAGAATATAGATATAAACTTCAAGGAAATGTAGTGAAAACCTTAAGAGAAAGATTGCTGGTTTTTGATCTAAATGATACTGAAATTTATACACCTGTAGACAAGAATTCAGATGAAAAGAAAAAGGTTCTACCATATTATCCTGAAGGATGGAGAGAGTCATTTGGTCTACCAATGGAAGAACACGCTAAGGCATTAAATATTAATGTGTTAGATGGATATGCTCGTTTGGATATCGTTCAAAAGAGACGTTCAAGTAAGAGAAAGAAAACTGAAGAACAAGTAGTGAATGATACTAATCAAATGACATTGTTTAATGTAGATGGAACTCCTTATGTTGAAGGCGAGGTAGGGGGACCAATAAATGAAGATAACTGATAAAGAAATAGAAAAGGAAAAATTACTAGAACGAGCCATATGTAAAGTTCCACGTATATCATTTGCTTATAGAAAGTACACGATGAGAATTTCATTTTATTCCTTATATTGCTTAGATCTACCTGTATATATAAGGTTTTTAATAAATCCAGAAAAAAAGCAATTTGCAGTACAAGCTAGTAGCAAAGAAGATATAAGGTCAGTAAAAGTAGATTATTTCAACCAGTATGAAGTCAAAATGCGACACGTTTCAGCATTGCTAGTTCATCAAATATTCGAGATGGGTGGTTGGAATAAAAATTTAGTTTACCGAATTGAAGGTAAATATATAGATAAGCATAAATTGGTAGTATTCAATTTAGCTGATGCAAAGAACGTGTCATTCAAATATAAGGATGACGATATTGAAGGAGATGATAAGGAATGACGGAACAAAAGAATCCTAGTTTAAAAGCGTTAAGAAAATCACGAGGTAAAACTCTGGTGGGGTTATCAATTGAATTAGGATACTCTCCATCATTCTTAAATCAATTAGAAAGAGGACTAGCTCCAATCACACATGAAGTTGCAAGAGTCCTAACAAATTATTATAAAGTTCAAATTAATACAACATGGATTCCTCAAAAGAAAGCAATTGATAGATTGGAAAATGAAAAAGAGGATCTAGAAAAACAAATAGATGAGCATCTTGAAACCATAGATTTTTTAGAAGATGCAGTCGTCAAATTATATAACATGACCTTAGCATATAGGTCATTAATGGAAAAACTGTTTGTTAATAGTAAGAAGGTAAAAGATCGTGCTGATCAAATCGCAACGGATAACGATATCGGTGGTATTGAAGATTACCTAATTGACCATCAACTATTAGCAACTGAGGAAGAGGAGTAAGGAGGTTTAATATGCCTACATTAAAAGAAATCAGACAAATGAAAGGATTAAGTATTAATGAGGTGGCTGATGCAACAGGACTTCATAATACGACAATATCAAAAGTGGAAAGAGGAATAATTAACTTTACACCACGACTTTATGAAACATTAAGTACTTATTACGAAACAACTGATATAGATGATCCAGTGTATGAACATCACAAAGAATCTACTGAGGAAGTTGTGAAACCACCTAAAAAGGAATTAGGACATGTATTTACTGAAGAAGACTGTCGTGCAATAAGAGAAGCTAGAGAAGAATTAGGATTAACTTTAAAAGAAGTAGCACCTGCATTAGGAATTGATGCCTCAACTTTATGTGCTTATGAAAAAGGTAGAAAATCAATGATTCCTGAAACTTGGAATAGGATAGTTGAGTTCTATGATTTAGGACATTTAAAAGTACCTATTTTTGAAAGGAAAGCCAAAGCAGTAAAAAGAGAAAAAGAAAAGCAACTAGCTCTTAAGAAACTAAAGAAAGATGGATTATTTGCTAACGATGAACTACGACAAAAACTAGTAGACCTTCGTATTCAAAGTGGTTATTCTCAAACACAAGTAGCTGAACTTTTAGGACTAGGCAAATCATCTGTATCAGAATATGAAACAGGTGCTCGTAAATTACCGATTGAAAGAGTACCAATGTTTATTGCTTTATACACAGGTCAACTAGAACTACCAGAAGAGAGCACTGAAATAGCAAGACTTGAAGAATTGCATAAAACACAAATGCAAAAGTATAAAGATAAAATAGCTCAACAACATTTAGAAATAGTAGGTCTTAGAAAAAGGTTGAAGAAGGCACTAGATTTAGAAAATGAAATTATTAAGGTTATGGCAAAACTAAAAGATAATTATGTAAGTGCATTAGAAAAAATCACTCAACTTGAGGAAAGGTATGATTTAAATGAAATGTTTGAATTCTATACTAATCCAAGACCAGAAGAGGAAGAATGATGCAGTTAGGATGTAACTATTATTCAATAAATAAGTATACGCATAAAGGTGGAGTTGGACGTTATGTTAATAGTAAAGATGGCACGCTATTTGCAAACGGAATTTATCCATGCAACCTAAAAACAACTGACATGCCAGTTTGGTATATAAAGGGAAGATTTATAAGAGGTATTGGTTATTTAAATGCTAAAGATGTTAAAGATTTAATTTATGTGCCTAACATGATGGATCCAGAGTCATTTAGATACGATTTCTTATACATTTCATACAAAGGTAAAATGACTCCAGTTAAATATCCAAATGCTATACTTACAAACTATGGTGAGGATTTTTCTATTCATGGATTTGAAATATTGGAATTTGTACGTGGTGTTAAAAAATACGCCAAATTAGATTTAACTGATGTTATAGCTAAAATTCATACTAAAC